CAATTCCGTCTAACCGGTGCACCTTGTGAGGTCACTGACATTGAAGAGCTAGTAAAGCGTTCTCCTATGGGGACATTTGCTAGTGGTGACTTCAGTGCTGCTACAGATAATGTAAAAATTGAGCTTACGAAGCTCTTCTTCGAAAAAGTTTTAACGAAGTTATCTGATACAGGTAGATATGATGGACGTCTCGTCCGGTACTTGAGACGCGTGTTATATGAACACGAAATCCACTATCCCACAAGCTACGGTGTAGAACTAGAACCTGTCATTCAAAAGAATGGACAATTAATGGGTTCAGTTTTATCATTTATGGTATTATGTGCAATAAACATCGCTACGTATTGGCATGCAGTCGAACCGGAAACAAAAGATTTTCGCGATTTGAATGTTATGGTCAACGGCGATGATATATTATTTCGTTGCACGAAGGAAAAATACGATCATTGGATCGGTCAACTGCCAAATGCAGGTCTGACTCCTTCACCAGGGAAGAATTTCTTCCATGATAAGTTTTGTACGGTTAACAGTGCGTTATTTTCCGTTAGAGACAACACCGTCAAGTATATACCATTTTTTAATGCTGGTATGTTACTTGGACAAAGTAAAGTGTGTAGAACAGAGTTCACTGATAAATATAAATCAAAACCTGTACATTGTCTACATAGTAAAGTTTTACATGGTGCGAATGATCCCGTTCGTGCTAATAGCAGATTCTGTTATTATAACAAAGACCTTTTAGAAAAGGCTGTAAAACATCCATCTGGGTATAATCTTAACTATTATATGCCTAGAGAGTTAGGTGGTCTTGGAATGAAAGTTCCAAATATGTCATATCTCAGTAGCGAAACTGCTATGAGAATGACATCCGATGATAAAATTCGGATGACCCCTTTTACTGTTGTGACACCTGTTCAGTTAGCGATTGCGTTAACATTGAATAAAAAGTGGACAACACCTTACTTAAAACCACCCATGAAACCGATTGGTCAACAGGTTGATCTAGATCGCGAAGATAATAATTTCGTCGATATTAGTAACAACGACTATGCAATATTAGTCACTGACAAGATGTGCCCTATGCCGTCTTTTTGCCGAGATAAGTGCAAACAATCACGACCAGCAAATTGGTCTAGTCCAGCTATGGACTCACCTGAAATGGAACGCCTTCAATATGAAATGAAGGGTATCCACCTCCGTAAGACAGCTTATCGAGGTTCTCCAAAATACTGGAAACAACTAAATAGAGGTTTCCCTGTCACACATTTTGAACGTGTCAGCTATACAGAGTATAAGTGGATCGGTGAACAACCAATTCAAGAGGTAATTGATGATAGACAGCCATATGATATTAAGATGGCCGAGAAAGTTGAAACAAAACGTATGTTAAAGAGCTACAAGTTAGTTCTGGCACACGA